CGACATATGTCTTCGGTCATCTTTCAGTTGACCGGTAGAATTATCATATACCAATTTATTTCTGTACCGAGTCATGATCGCTTTCATGTACTCTTCTGCCTTTTTAGTCGGCAGGTTGGCGACATCAATGTAGAAAACTCTTCTTTCGGGCGCTCTGGCAAGACGATAAATAACCAAAGAATCTTCCATCATTCTCAATTGGTTTATTGCCTTCATTCCCTTGTGTAGGTATGAAACGACTCTTTTCCGGTCTTGATCTAACAGACCAGAGGTAACATACGAAACCGAGTCCTTTGAGAGTTTTATGCCAGAAGTAACGTTACCGGGTTTTTCCTGAAAGACGAAATATTCTTTCGAGCTTTCGATAATCTTAGCTCCAGTTTTGACATCTTTTTTATACTTTACTTCTTTTACTTTGCGAATTTTGGTCGCATCGATCGGACGTATCTCTTGTATTCCAAGTTTAGCGTTTTTTTCATCGACGACGAGATGGAAAAATATTCGCCCGTCGATATACCAGCGCCTGAAAATATCGTGACCAAGATCGTTAAATTTTAACATCGACACAACTTCGTCGAATTCGATCTTTATTTTGCTCTTGACGCTGGTGGGAATTTGAGCATTTTCCATATTGATATCGATGTTTGACTTAAACTCGGAACCGGATATAGCCTCGTTGGTTATATCCTCTATGGCCATATCAACTTCTGGGTGTATCGCAACTCCTCTGTATTGCCGGATGAGTTGCGCATTATCCTTTGATTCTTCGCCATCGATGTTGACATACTGGCCAAAATGCGAACCCGAAGCTGTGACATACCCAGGCCCATCTTCGTCGACTTCAGGCACGATAGACTCTAGTTTTTTCGGCGCCTCTGCTTTCGGGTCCATGACGAACCCGAAAAGTCGCTCATACCAGCTTTTATCAACGCCTGATGAAATGTTTGTGTCGCTCATAATATTTTATCCTAGGTTGTAACTCCGAGAGATTCCCAATATGTTATCGCAAAATCTGCTTGGAACTCTTCAATTGTTCCAGTTATCTCGTATCCGACTTGAATTGGAGATAGATTGATAGGAAATGTTCCACGCATATTATAACGCTTAAGGACGGTTTCGTCGCGATCTAGCTGCTCAACGATCATATCTGCCTGATATGAGGCCGGATCTGTTAGTCCAGTATTCGCTGAATGAGCGTTCATGCCGTTCATCCATCTCTCGAGAGCATCTCTTGTTCCAAAGTCTGTGTCGTTAATTATTGTAACGGACCAAGGATCAAAAAATCTGTCTCCCGTTACTGGCAATTGTCGACCTCTGAAAAATACAGGGATTGGTTGTATCGTCGATCCGGGTAGCGATGCTGTCTTGCACATGAACGACGTGAGTTCGATATCCCCTCCTGCATAGGAAGGGAAATTGAGTGTTACCTTAAAAAGGTTTGGCCGAGCGCCACCGCCTTTTAGTTTCGCTTTGAAGTCATCGACTCCTAAAATTCCAGCCATGTTAAATGCCTCCTAAAAGCAGGGAATAGTTATTCTTTAGATTATTTATAATTATTTTCATACTGTTCCTACAACTTCCTCAAAAGAAGCGCTTGTTCTGGTAGCGACAAAGCTTAGCGTCACATAGTTGATACTTCTGGCTGGCTTGATGAAGATATGAGCAATGAACTCATTTCTGTCTATTACGGCTCCTGTATTGTTTGTTGCGTCGCAGACTACTCTGAAATCCGTTATTCCTCTTCGACCTTTTATTTCTCTTAGGAAAGGTTCAACGATATTAACGAATCCAGCCCTTGAGAATTCATCGTTAAAATCGAACATGACATCTTGCGCTGCCTTCGAAACGGCTCTTTCTATGACTAGGAATAATCTACGAACGTTAATTCTGTCAAACGCCGAGGGTCTTGCTAATTTAGTTTTGTCTCCGTACAGGAGAACGCCTTGACCGGGAATATTTGCCACTGGGTTAACGCCAGCCTTGTACAAGGTATCTCTTTGGGCCTTAGACGGAGAATAGGCTAAACTTGTAATTCCGAAATACTGACCGCGACGAACTCCAGCTGGAGAAAACCAAGGTGCATAATTTCTATCGGTAGCCGCCATGATACCAGCAGTGGATGGAGCAGCAGGGATAAAGATGTATGCGTCGTTATACTTATCGTATATTTTCTGGTAGTTATTATCTACGACCAGATAAGATGAATTTGTCAGGCTGTTGGCTGTCGTTACGGTATTCGTGACCGCGACCGCCGGCGTAGAACCGATAACATCAGTTCTCGCAGGAGATGTAACGACGATACAGTCTCTACGGGTAGATTGAGCAATTGATACCATATTGTTAACAACGGTTGTTAAATCCACTCTCGCTGACATCTGAGGGGCGATAAGAAAATCTACCATTATGGTGTCGACATCAGAGAACAGATCAAATCCATTCGCAACTTGAGTTGGGGTTAGGGTCGCAGAATTTACGCCAGACGCAAGAGATACGCTTTTAACCGCTGGAGACGATAGATCGAAATTATCTCCGTTATTGGCTTGGGTACCGGCCAAAGCGACTGTGTAATCTGAATCGAAACCAGACATCCAAGTGAATAAGGATCTGTTATTAATAACGTCTAGAATGTAATTCGATGCGCCATCGGATGTTTTGGCGTTAGAAGCCAAAGAAACGTATGGAAACGTTTCTATAACATTTCCACGAGTACCGGTGAATTCTCCGTCTTCATCGATTACCGCGACATGAACTTCATCGTTTGAAGCTCCTTGTCCGGTAGCGAAGGTAGAAGTTCCTGGGGCTCCATCGAAAGCTGAGGCGTATGTCCAATTGTTAAACGCTGCATCCCCAGTTTGGTGAGGACAGATCGATATTTTTAACGAATTTCCGAGAGCGGAAGGATATTTAGCTATGAACGTATGTCCGTCTGAATCTAGAGCAGCTTTCTGATTATCGAAATCTGTCGAATTTTTAATCGTGGGAACTGATCCGCCGAGTAGGGTATTATAAGCGTTTTTCGCTTCTGAGGTTACTTCTCTTGCAACGAACAGGTCAGATGAATATCTTAAAAATTGAGACGACGAATGAAAGTCTACTGTGTTGGTTGCGTCTGGGGATCCGAATGTTGCTGATAATTCGGCCTCGCCTGAGATCTTTGTAGCAATATCAACGGGACCCCAAGTGAAGTTACCAACAAATGCGCCTGTAGAAGATGGCGCATTCGGAACTCCGGATGTTAGATCAATTTCGTTGAAGGTTACAGCAGGAGACTCGGATGGAGTAAATATTGCCATGTGTTTTCCTTTAAATTATAAGTTTTCATAATACGAATTTCATATTTCTATTTATAAAAATTCAAATTTTGCTGTTTACACTTAAAGGAAAATAGATTATACTGAGTTTAAGATATCACGCAAAGGAAACATTATGCAAACGATTGATCTTCGAGGACCTGAAGGAAATGCGTACGCTCTGCTGGGAATCGCTAAGCGAGCATTTAACGACTTAAAATGGGAAAACTGGGACGAAGTACGCAAAGATATGACGTCATCGGACTATGATCACCTTGTTGAGGTATTCAACGATCATCTGAGCGAGTTCTACGAATTGATAAACTAAGTGATTTATCTATAACTAGTGCATGAAAGCAGAAAAACAATGATTATTTTAAGCCTAAAAGAAGTGAAGAGTATCTTCGCGGACATCGGAAAGGAGCTGCACCAAGACGCGCTCGATGAAGTCCAAACGAGTGTATCTATCGCCCTTGAGATGGTATCCTATCGATTGTTGAATATCGACTGGAGTATTATTGAAGGCAATGACAAAGAGGAGAAAACAGATGCACTTCGCGGATGAAAAATTTAATACGGTTCTTTTTCGTGGGTCAGAGATAAAAATCGAAAAGGATAATTTCAAAACAATCCAAAACTTTCGATCCGAGCGCATCAGCGATAAGATGTTTTATAACGACGGCAAAAAGACAACAGACTTCTTTGCGTCGAATGAAATACGTCTAGTCGACCGAGGCGAAATCTGTCCAAGAGAAATGGGAGTTATTTCTAGTCCGAGATCAGAATTCATATACGACCTCGAACGTCGATTTGGAGATGCTTGGTTTTCGTACGATGATTGGGAACCAGCCGATCTGGAGTTCTACGACTAAGGACTCCAGATATCGTAATCAAAAGCGTCGACTTTTTGCCATATCGATCTTTTTTCTTCCTCTGGATCTCGTGGTATATCGAACATCTTTTTATCGATCGCCCAGTCTGGATTATCGGCGTTTAACTCGTCTATTGGGTTATCATCGATCCCGTTGGAGACGTGCCCGAATGGTACCATTGTGCTTTCGATCATTTTGATTTTTTCGTTGTGCAAAAATTCGCGTAAACTCACGTCTGATATCTGGTTAAAAAACTTCGAGGCCGCAAAATACCCGAATAGGACTAAATTCATGACCAAATCATCATGATTTCCCTGAGAGGCCTCGTACGAATTTCTAATCTGCTCAAACGTAGATATTTCCGAAATCGTATCAGCATCGTAAATCTCTAAGTTTCCAGACTCGAGGATGTCTTTGAACCCCGAGCATCCGACCCTTTTAACCTTTGTCGTCATTCGAATTCCTAGGCCATTATTTCTGACCATCGATTCCATATGCAGATTTTCATATTCTAAATCTTGATATATTCCGTTACAGACCAGCAATCCCTGATCGTTGTTTTCGACTATAACGTATGCATCATTGTAAAGTTTGGCCCACTTCACGATATGGTCAGGGAATAAGATTGGGGATATCTTATCATCTCGGTATGTCGCAACTTGCTTAAAGGGTTTTGACGTCGTGTCGATTATCGAGAATGTTGAATAGTCCGAACCTATTCCTTGAGAGACGTCAACTGTCATAGCGTATGAATGACCGTCTTCGGATTCCTCGTATATTTTGACCGGACCAAATTCGTGCATCGCGGATTTCGCCTTAAGAGAAAGAAGAGTTCCAGCGTCGATAAGGGTGTTTCCTGTTCCTAGAAACGAATTTCCAAACTCTTGGGCAAACTGAAGCTCTGATGTATTTGATATCGTCAGCTTTTTCCATGCTTCGTCTCTACCAGGGACATCCCACCAGTCAACTCTGAATGGCACGAATTTGTTCGTTTTCTGAGAAGCACCTTCCCATATCTTATAGAACATATTGCCTACGCCATTCGCCGTAGAAGTTATTATGACCTTTGATTGTTTACCAGCAGAAATAACTGGGTACGTTGAGGTATAGAATAGTTCGGCGGAATCAACAAAGGCAAACTCGTCGAGGTATATCAGAGAAGCGGTTATACCACGAATGGAACTCGATGAAGTTCCGGCTGAGAATATTTTTGAATTATTAGAAAAGGTCATTTCTGACTTATTTAGAGCTTTGCAGCCTGGTTGTAACCAAAAAGGGAGATTTTCAAGCATTAGAGTTATTCTGGCTAACATCTCTCGGGCAGTGGCAGCTTTGTTCGCCAGAACTGCAACGTTTTTTGTTGCTTGAAATATTGCGTAATGGAGAACGTATCCAACTGCAGCAATGGATTTTCCGCTCTGCCGACAGGCTAGAACGATATTAAATCTGTTGTTTTCAAAATTATCATACATTTTTTCTTGGTACGGATAGAGATTGAATGGTACCAATCCAGTATCTGGATGAATAATCTTACAATACTTCTTTGCGAAGTAAGCAGGAGAATTCTTGCACCGGGCGTATTCAAGGAATTGCTCCTCCGTGTAGCTAATGGTAACGCCATCACGTTTAATATTGGCGTTACCATTGTAGATTATCTCAGGAGTTCTAATCATTATCTTTTTCTTCGCCTTCATAGACATCTATATTTTTCATGTCTTCGAATTTCCGATCCAGAACGTCTTGAAGTTCTGCTGTGGAACCTATAAACAGGGTGTTGTTTACTGTATCGGGGGCCGGAAGAGATCGATTATCGGTTTTTCCAGGAGTCGATATTATTTTCTCTTGCCTGTGTAGGTCAACAAGTCTGACGTTTATGTCAGACATGGTCTTTAGCATCTCGGTTAAGGTTGAGAAGGCTCTAGGGTGTTCAGTGTCCCTGGAAACTTCTATGATCAAATCGAGTCCTTCTTTTCCCTTTTCTAGAAGATTATAGTAGTTTTTTCGAACAAACTCTATATCTTCTTTGGCCTCAGGCGACATTTTTTCTTCATTGTTTGCCATAATATTCCTTATGCTGAGTCTACAGAGAAACTCCATGAATTCACCCATGAGTACGCCGAATCAGGAGAGACCTGAGCTGGGTTAGTCGTGAGTGTGTGCTTTTCGACAAAGACGTCCGAATCCTTCAACCCTTCGTTCATAAAATAAAACTTATTTATGACCTTCTGGACGATTTTCCCAGATTCGAGAGGACCGTGGAACATGACCTTCATCTCGAAGTTCAAGTCAAAAATTATCGTTCTACGATTTTCTAGAGATCCCTGGTAGGTGTCATCTTGCGATACGCTCTGAAGAGATATCGTGACATCTTCCATGAATTTCGGGTATTCGGCGTATGGTTTTATCGTCATCGAATAATTAGGAGCGAAATACGGCAGAATCTGTTCGATTATCTGCATCGCATCGTCAATAGTTTTTGCGTACACACCCAATGAGAACTGCATCGAGTATGGGGTTCCGACGTAGACTTTCTTTTTGACTGAATCTGAATCCCCAAACATGGGAAAAGCGTTCACCCTGGGAAGCTGACGTGGGGGGTCATAGTTTAATCCCAGAACTTCGAATCCCATCCGTGGTAACCTGATGGCCGTTTTTGTGTCCTCTAACAAGTCCTTATTCTGAGATAAACGCTCAATAAATTTTCGTTTCGGAGAAAACGACAACGGGACTTTTATCTGAGACATCGTGGCCCCAGAAGCGTCTTTTCTGATAACAGTTATGTTGTTAAATATTGTACCAAAAACGGCAACGGCTTTTCGATATTTAGCGTGGTAAAAGTGACCATTGAACATTATACAGGTTCTCCAAACGGGTTATTCTCAGAAAAGTCGATAAAATTGAAATTGGATTTTTTGAACGTATCGAGACTGTCTGAATCTCCCACAGAATTTGCAAAGGATAGAACAGTCCGAGTTAGGGTCGAACCGTTAGAGTCGACTGATTTAACTATTCCTGGACCGAACTGATGATATTTGCCGTCGGAAGCTCCAGAGTGAGCCACAGAGATCGTGTTCGACGAATCGTTATATGAAATAATACTACCAGTTACGGATATTCCACCTGATATCGACTGGGTTAAATCGTTTCCGATCACGAATCCATTATCAGCGGAATCAGAAAGAACGATGTTAACCCTAAATCCAGTAAGTTCAACGTTGTCGATTTCATCGATATTAGTATCGAAATTTTCATCGTTATATTCGAACAATTCGCAGTGCAATTGGTAAACCGGAAGATGATTCAATTGATAGAAGGGTTCCTCGTGTTCTACTCTCATTATCTCGAAAATCGACTTGGTTACTGGAAAATATATCAAATCTCCCTCTCTAGGCCGGTCTCCGGTGATCTCATTGTCGTATCGTTTTACCGTGTCTCTCCAACGCTTTTTTGATACTACAAGCGTGGTCTGATCTCTTATCTCTATTCCAAATTTCGAGAATAGGTCTCCTTCGCCGCCAAAACCTCCAGTCGTTTCTGGATACATCTCTATTATGTAGGACGAATTGAATCTCGATAATATGTCATCGCCAAAGACGGGGTCTTTATTGATTATATCTCTCGGCAAATAGAACATATTTTGGCCATAGAACTTTATAGCCTCGCTTATAAGATCATCGTATAAGTTTTGTTCGGATTTTACGCCCTGTTTGAAGTATGGATTAGTCGCCATTCAGGTTAGCCTATCATAAAATCTACAGGAAGCTCTACTTCGAGTCTAAGCGCATCTCTTATGTCTTTAAGTTGCTGGTCGGCCTCGGCCTCCATCTGTTTTCCGGATATCGTCATTCCGCCTAGCATCGGTATACCGTCAAATTTTCCGATATTTCTTCCCCATTGCCGTTTGATGAGCGCAGTTAGATAATCCTTCAATCTCATGTCATCGTATATCGACGTGTTCGTAACAGGATCCAAGAGCTGATAAATCTCAGCAATAACGTAATCGCCTGCCTTGAGATTCCCATCAGCGATATCTCCATAGATATATAGCCGATTCTGATATTTTGTAAACTGGATCTGCGGAGTTCCGGTTAATTCCATATCCAAAAAGGAAATATATTGTTTAATCTGAAAATAGTACTGCATATTTCCCATGAAATTCGTTAGCATTCCCATTTCGTTTAATCTCATCTGGTACGCCAGACTGAACATATTAGTCGATGTCGAGCCTGATGTGTCGATAGGAAATACCCGGGTTACGCCAGTTATGTCAGGAGACAACGGAATGTATTGATTGGTTATATCAGTTGGGGTTAGAATATGCTTCAGGTACGTTCTATTTACTGCGTCTGAATTATACTCGCGCCAGACTTGAATCGCCTCGTTAAAACGATCATCTAACTGCTGCTCGTCGACATTGATATCGATTACTGGATATCCAAGATTTCTCAAGCAATATTCAATAAGTTGATCTTGGGTTGTTATTGCCATTACGCCTTACTCGATCTTACCAGTTCTGTTAGAATATTTGAAAGCACGGTGTGTATTGAGCCAACGCCTTCTATAGTTCTATTGAATTTTTGTATATTTTCGGCGAAATACACGTTTTGTTTTACGGCCTCTACATTATTTTTTGCTATTTCCGCTATTAATTTGTTTATTGCCGAAAGAGTTGGATCTGAGGCATTAGACCCAAGAAGAGCTTCTCTGACGGGTTTCACGAGAATTAAAACGAACGCCATAGTTATGGCAACGCCAAACAATCCTTCTGGCGTTGAAATGCTTGCTATTAATTTATCCATTTAGTTGTGCCTTAAGATTTAATGATATGCGTAGATCCTTTAACGATCCGAGCGCGAGAGCGAAGAACACGAAAGTTATTCCTGAGTATGTAAAAAATCCTGAAGCCAGCCCATGGGGGGAATTTACTGTAGCAACGAATGATATCACTGTTATGTAGGCCATGGCTATTGTATGTCCAAACATCCCAATCGCTCTTAGTGCTGGAGAATAACACCAGCTTCCGTTAAGTCTGACTCCGACTGCGTGTAGCAAACCGAAAAGCATTATTCCGAGTGCAGCATCGCCTTGCTGTTGGACCGTGAGATTTAACCAGTATAATGGCGACCCACCTGCCATTATCGATAAAAATATTCCGGTGCCGAAAAACATGCCGTATATCGCCATGCATAATTCTAAGGTTTTTCTAGTCTTATTCAAGTGTGCGATCATCAGTTTTTCCTGTTGTTATTGTTATTTATACGGTTCTTTACGTCCATTGTAAGAGAACCCCAGATACTACCGGAGTCGACGGAACCGAAGTTGTTATTTTGTATCTTAGTTTGTTTCCAGATCCGGTCGAACGCATGTCGACTGAATTGTCTTCATAATAAGAGTTTCCACTTGCTAGAGTTCCAACGAACGACATCGTAGCCGTTGCCCAAGTTACTCCGTCATCCCTCGACACTTCTGCAATGATATCGTTATTTATATTGAACGTGCCGGACAATTGCATCCCAATTCGAGTCTTGGTCGGCACTATTGAAGAGGTGAATGGTTTAGACGATACTACCATGCTGCCTTGAGCCGAGGCAGTTGGAAATAGTCTCCATCGTCCAACTGTTATCCATAACGGTCCATTTGCCGCCGTACAGTTCAGCCGGTAGTATCTATAGTTTGCGTCGGCAGGCAAAACAAACATTTCATCGAAATTACTAACCCAAGTGTGATTAGTAAGAGTAAGCAAAGTTGTCCAGGAATAGTTATTATTGGATCCCTGGAACGTAAAATTTCTCATGCTATACGGACCGTACCCAGAAGGGTTCACGGAGAACGATCGTACAATTGTTGGAACGCTTAAATCTATTTTTATCCAGCCGGTTAATACTCCTTGGGGAGTAAACCATTTAGTTGCTTCATTCTCGTCCATAGCGTGCCATGCCGGCATCGAGGCCGCGCTGTATGTCGAAGACGCGGAAATCGTATAGGGCCCGGTAACATTTGCCGTCATTATCGGACTTACGGTTTGAGCTGGTCCAGACACAAATGATCCTGATCCAAAAATTTCGTTATTAGAGGAGGCGCTATCGACGTCGGCTCTGTCCGTAAACGGATCCATAATTCCACCCCGCATGTTCATCCGAGCGCCTTTACTCTCAGCAGCATCTAGATAGAGGAGAGATAAATCAGTAGCCTGGTCAGATATGGTCTTTTCTGTACTCTTGATGGAAATAGCCGCGGTGTTGGCTACATCTGCATCCCAAATAGAAGATGCCGAATCGAAACGATACACCATTCCAGAGCTGTCGTTATATATCTGCTTATGGTTAGGTGTTTGTGGGAATACTACGGTCATAAATGTTATTTATACTGGTTTAACAGGCCAGATGACGCCAGTTGGGTATCCAGATTGTTGAGGCACGTCTCTTAATAGTTGTCTATAGGCCGCCCATGACGATTTCTGGGCAACAGACAGAATAGAATCTGGTAACTGTGTCCAGTCAGATTCTGACAGCAGCCGGTCTCGGACGGACCGAGCTTCCGTTGATATTGGTACGTATTTTCTTGCGCTCATATTATTAGCTCCATTGTAGAATTACTCCTTGTATCACCGACGTCATTGTACGATCATCGGTTATTTTATATTCCATAGATGTACCAGACGGCTGACTGCCCAAATCTACTGCGTCATCCTCATAATATTTAGTTCCATCAGCTAAGGTATCTATAAGCGCGAGGTTAGCGTTTGTCCATGATGCGCCGCCATCTCTGGAAACACTCGCGATTATAGACGTGTTTATCGAAAAGTTGCCGCTAATATTTAATCCTATGCGCGCTGTCGCAGGCGAAGACGATGCCGTGAATGACTTAGACTCTATTATCATAGGACCGGAGGTCATAACTTCTACACCATATAAAAATCTTGATCCGTTAAACAACCCGTTCGTGTATCCAGTAGGAGCTATGACCGACGCGTCATCTACCGTGCTATGAAACCATGATACTAGTCCCGGATCCCCAACGTAGGGATTATAATAAACTCTACCGCCGCTAAAATATGTGCTAATGACGTATATCTTGGCGGGGTCGAAAGCAAAGTCTAGCCAGTCGGACCAAACGAGCCCTATACCCGAGGGCAGCCCAGCAGCATTGGCGCCGCCATCCGCAGACGCCGATGGGCTGCCCCCATTAAACGTAAGTTGTTGGGGAGCGGCAGCAAAAGGAGTGGACGCTGCGTTTGTTCCCTCGCCTATGTATAGGCTATGGAATGTTACAGCATCGAACGCGATTACGCCGACACGTACCCTGTTGCCGCTGGCAGATAACGTACCCCCATTTATAGTAACGCGCATGGTTCCCGGCCAAAACATGGATGCCGTAACGAGTTTAGTCGTATATGTGGTAGCTAAAGACGAAACTGGAGAGTAACTACCAGTGGTGAACACCTGGTTCACGCTGTTCGTTTTATTTATGTCGGTCTCGTCTAGAAGCGGATCCATGATGCCTCCGCTCATATTCGTTCTGTCGCCCTTATTCTCAGCGGCGTGCAGATAAAGAAGAGATATGTCATTAGCGATGCCATTAATAGTTTTGGCGCTAACGTTTCGCGCCCCGACGGAAGTTGCTGTTGCGTTTGCAATCGCCGCAACTTCATTATCTACGTTCATAGACGTACTTGGCAAAGTAAACGTAATATCGGCGTTCACTCTGGGAGCGGTTATTGCGACTTTGCCGTTTCCCGCAGCGTTTTCTGATAATAGAATTGATGTCATCTATATTTCCTTATTTCCACTGGAGAAGAACTCCTGATACGACCGGAGCGGACGCGTTGAACGTTTTGATCCGGTATTTCATAGATACTCCAGATGGTTGCCCTGATATATCAACTAATGGGTCCTCGTAATATTTGGTGCCATCAGCTAGGG